CTCGCAACATCTGGAGATCCAAAAACTCGAAACAAAACTCTGCGAGTACAACTGACGATCTCTGGAGATCCACTTACTCGCAAACAAAAGAAAGTGACTGTTGAATCCCAATTTCGCAGTGATCGTGCCGCTCATGAAGTTTTCGAGAAGATTCTGAGTAATATTTACACGATTGCTGTTGGAGATGGAGTAAAATTCCCACATGCTCTTAAAATTGTTATGATTCGTGGACGTGTTGGACTTACAGTTGCTCATCTTCTTCCCTACCTTGAACAAAACACTCATGTTGAACTCAGTAGTCCGACGATGCCCGAAGGAATGATTTTTCCAACATCAGAATTGCATTATTACCAAGTTTATGGTCAAGACAAAGCTGTTAAAGATCAGATGCTTATTGAATTTCCACGACGATTCCCAATGCAACTGGATATTGTTAAGCACATGGCAACATCTCATGACATGACTATGCGTAAACTCCCAATTGTTCTTGTCAATCCGAGTCACAAATCCTTTGTATTCTTGAAGTATGGAGAAGCCTGTGCTTTGGATAAACCGCTTGAGTATCTAGATGAAAATGACAAGTCTTTGAGTATTCGATCATATTACAAATATGCGCTTGAAACAGCTCCTGGTGATTGCGGAAGTATTATGGTTGGAATCGGAAAGTCAATTCAACACAAAATTATGGGTATTCACATTGCTGGTGGTACTGGAACTGGATATGCTTCTCCGATCAATGCAAAAGATATTCTTGAAACTTTGAAACAGATTCCAATTCGCTCTCAGATTCAACTTGACATGGATCCTTTACTTAACTGTTCCAATTCAGAAATTCTACTTCCTGAAGGAAATTTCATTAGTATTGGTGAACCACTATATCCTATTCCTCGTCCAGTTAAGACCAAGTTGCGTGAAAGTGCTGTATTCGAACTTGTTACAGAAGCAACAACTGCACCGAGCGTTTTGCGTAAAGTGAAATGTCATGGTAAAGTTGTTGATCCACTGATGATAGGACTCAAGAAAGCCGGCTGTATACCTCCTCCACTTGACAATCAACTTTTGGAGGTTTGTACCAACGATGTTACTCGTGTTGTGACAGATAATATTCTTCCTGATCACAAACGAGTGCTTACCAATATGGAAGCTGTTGCTGGTATTGAAAGTGATGAATATGCCCCTGGCATAACCCGAACCACGTCTCCCGGTTATCCTCTTGTACGTTTTAGCAAAGGAAAAGGAAAACAACAATGGCTTGGGCATGATGAATATCTTCTTCCACAAGAGGTTGAAGATGAGATGATTCGTATTGAG